TCCCATAAGTGGGAGGATGAAAAGCACAATACTCATTGAAAGTAATTTTCATTTCCTTGTTAGTAAGATTAGCATGGTTTGCTGCTTTTGGCAAGTTCCACTTAGCACAGAACAGCATTTCCATAGATTTACGGGTTTCTGGTCTCATGCTTGTTGACGTGGTTGACTTTAGTAATTATACCATCAACAAAGGTCAGATGGCAAGAGGGAAAGGGGGCATAATAGCAATCCCATTTTTCTGGATAAACTTCTACTACTCCTGTATGGTAAATTGGACGAACTTTACCATGACGACCGTTTGGTATGTATCCAAGCATATCTTCTACAAAATCTTGAGTGTGCGAATAATCAACCTCATACAGTTTTCCTGCAGGGTCAATCCAGTATTCACACATCAGACATTCTAAATCTTTTGTTTGAAGATTTTTTCGATATCCTGGTCCAATGTCAAAAGATGAACGAACGGTGTCAAAAAGTCCCATACATAAATGCCCCAGACTATTTTATGTATCCTTCTTCCTTCAACCACTTTTTAGTCAAAGGAGTTAGTTCATAGTCTTCCCACATAGTACCAGCAGCACAACTCTGAAGTGCTTTCATTGTCATGCCCTCAGTTCTACCTGCCCATTGTGCTTCTGCTTCCCAAGGAACAGCAGATGCAGGATATGTGCGCTCTACCAGTGTGCGCCACAACATAGGAACATCTTCCTCATCATGAATGATAGCAATCATGCTGTTATCAATACTACCTGCCATGCAATCTTGTGCAGCGTGCCATCCTTCATGACGCATTACCATCATCAAAGTACCAGGGTCATCCATGTACTTCTTGTTTAGGAAGAAGTTATTACTCACAGTATGATACACACCACGATGCATCTTAGGGAAATAACGCTCATCAGCAAGATATACTTTGACACCAATTTGATTCAGTGACATGAGCATGTTATTGAACTCAAGAGACACACCAGTATACTCTTCGGTGTTAGGATACTTGGATGAAATATCCAACATGGAGAAGACTTCCTCTACATCTTTCGTACATTCACGAAGAATCATGCACCCCATAGCATCCATGGTGTAATAACCTTTGGTAGGTTCAGCATTTGCTGCTAAACCATGTGCTGCACCAAATAATGCACCAGCAAGAATTACATCAAGTAGTTTCATCGATTGCCTCAATAAATTGTTTACGAAATTCTTCAACTTGGCCAATCACATCTTCACTGATTGGAGGTCCAGATTGAAGTACTGGTGCAAGAATAACTGCTTTTCCATCAGGTCTTTCGATACGCCAAACGCAACGATTGCGCTCGCACATATCTACCATAAAATCAAGATACTCTTGTGCTTCTGCTTCAGTTACTCGGATAGGTTTATTCATTTTACAGCAAAACAATAGGTAATAAGGTCGGAGTCAACTGCAGATTGAATGCTATCTACAGTTTCAGCAAACCCCTCAGAACCTTCTTTGTCCCACTTCCATTGAACTTCTTTCTCATAACCTTCGTCATCCATAACCGTAATTTTACGCTTAGAAAAATTAACAAAGATTTGAGCAACCGACGTATCAGACATAGGATAGACCTTTGGTACTCCTATAGTATAGCACGGCAGGACCGTGCTGTCAAGTCAGTTCAGGAAAATTGATTTGCCGCTGAGTCTCATGACTCCTTGAGTATCTATATTGATAGCACCCTTCGCTTCAATCGTACCAACGGCACTAGCAGCGATTCTAAACAGTCCAGCAGCAACATTCAAATTATATGCACCAGTCAAGACACTAATGTTCATACCAGTTGCACCAGCAGTGTAAGATACAGGTCCAGATGGATTTTGTACGGTATATCTTGGAACAGTATCAGAACCACCACTACCAGGAACTAAAACAGAATCAATAGAGCCCCTGACCATATTAAAGATGCCCGATTTTGCAGAAATTACAGAACCACTAACCATATTAACAACATGGTTTTCTGTTACTGAGTGGAAGTTTAGTGCATTATTAGCAGACATCATAATTTCGCCACCACCATAACTCTGGTTTGCACAAGAGTTTTCGTAACTAGCACCAGCAATTTTATGTGCCTGAGCACCAAATTCAATCTCAGAACTTTGAAGAGCAAACTTTGCACCAGCAACGTTAACATCAACGTCCGAACCAAATCGCATGGTATGTTTCTGAACTTTACTGCCCTTCTTCTGTCCTTTGCTAGGAGCAACTTTAGGAGCACCTTCAGCGGAGAAGAAGAAACCACCACCAACTTCAATGTGACAGTTACCAGTAATCTTCAAGTGATAATCACCCTCAACAGTGATGGGATTACTACCATCAATGTGCTCACACTTGTCGCCATGAACTTCTACAGTAGCATTACCAGCATATGATGTGTGGTCTGCAACTAAGTTACCAGTGTCTCCTTTTGCATTGGTATTTTTCTTCTCATATGCAGCAGCTTTTTTTGCAATTTCTTCTTCACTAAGATCTGGATTTTTTTCTCTCAGATTTTTTAAAAATTGATATTTAGAATATGTGGCATTATTGACGTTAACTGAAGTTGTTGTTGTTCCACTTGCGGTCTTCTTCATCGTCATTTGACGACCAGGAGTTCCAACAAACATTTCATAGGAACCATCCATGAAAGTTTTTGCTGCAGTCAAATATGGGTCTGCTTGGTTGATAATATTATCAATTAAACTACCGCCGCCACTATTGTTTCCACAACTACCTCTTTGAGAACCTCTAATTCTATTGATAGCGTCAAGTTCTTCATCAGTACAGTGAGTAACACCAAACAGAGGGAACCAACCAACAGTGTCTGCACCACCATCAGGTGTTCTGTTACATCCGCTGCTAAAGAACTTGAGGAAGAACTGAATGATACCAGTGATGCTGCTGATACCCTTTTTAATCAAATCAGTACCATCTTCAAATACACCGCTAGCAGACTTCCATGCCTCAATGATTTCCTGTGCTTGCTGAACACCCTTTACAATTGTAGATACCGTATCTACAACATTCAGCATAGTATCAATGATACCCTGAACTTTACATACAATGCTGTCAATGACTGCTTGTACTCCCTGAACAACCATCTGTGCTTTGCTGATGGCAGAATCTAAGAAACCTTCGAGAATACCAAGAATAGAACCAATGGGGTCATTGATATATCCAATAATCTGTGCGTCTACAGCGCACAAAGACGAAAGAATAGTTGTAATAGCAGACTGAACTGCTGTAAAGATGACATAGGGTACGCCAGTAGCACCACCAAGAAGATTTACAAGAGATAAGTCATCAGCAAGATTAGACATCGATTGCCTAATTGCTGCAACCACCTGTGTAAATACTGAACTAAGGAAGTTTGAAAGTTTATTGGTCAAAGACTGTGCTGTTACTAACTTACCAGTAACAACATCCAAGAAGTCTCCATTTTCACCCTTGACAAGATTGCCTGCAGTGTCTGCAATATCTTCAATCAGATAACTTAACTTATATTCAAGGGTTTTCCAAGGACCACCAACACCATTTGCTGCTGGAATTGGTTTCTTTGGACTTTTAGGTTTTTGAGGATTACCACTACTACCAGCAACTCCTGGCATTGTTCCGATATTAGACGGAGAACCTACACCACCAGGTCCAACAGTCTTCATGTTTGGAGTAGCAACACTGGTATTTTGTGTACCAGGTCTAACAAAATTAGATTCTGTAGTTCCTTCTTTAAGTGCAATACTATTTGTTTCACCAGGAGGCAATGCTGCAGGATTTGGAGCAATGCCAGGCTCCATATTTTCCCCAGTAAATGCAAACTGTTTTTTAGTTTTAGTCTTTGCATCCTTATTTACTCTCATGACGCCAATAACAATCGGCATCTGTGCAGATTCTCCATCCATGAAGAATCCCATAACAATAGCACCAGGTTGTAACTGACCAGAAGATTCACCCTGACCATCATTACCCGCCTGAGAAGTATGCTGCAAAACTGTTGCCCATGGCAGTTGTTTGGTGGGAAGGTCGTTTACTGTTCCACCACGGACATTAGTGTAATATCCAAGTACACGAACTCGAACTCGACCTAGTTCCATAGGGTCATTAACTTGTTCTACTTCACCAACCCACCAAAAAAATCCGTCTTTACCGACAAAATTTACTGTAGGTTCATTAATAATTCCGTCAATCGTGTTCATGTACTTTTAGACTTTACATTTATTTATTCGGACATAGGGTTGCCATCGCGCCAAATGGTTCCATGTTGGGAACGAATCAGCAGTTCGGTAAACTTTTCCATTTTGTTTGGATGAACAGAAGCAGGACGTTCATTAATTGCTTGACGCAGCGCATTTAGTTCATCCCATTCATCAGCAGTAAGAAATTGATTACGAACCGACTGGTAGGACATGGACCCCTTTCAAAGTACACTGTATTTTATCAGCGTATCTTGACAAAACAATGTTTCTTTATATTGTCTTTGGGATTCGGAAAAGAAACTTAATGGGCGATGAGGGGATCGAACCCCCGACATACTCGGTGTAAACGAGGCACTCTACCGCTGAGTTAATCGCCCTGGAGCGGATGATCGGAATCGAACCGACGACATCTAACTTGGAAGGATAGCGTTCTACCGCTGAACTACATCCGCGTGAAACGATAAAGTTCTGTACTTCCCCAAACGAGGTTGTTGTCTTCATCGTAACCTTGGTCCATAGTATGTAGTTTGTCTCCATACGCATGGACTTCAGAAACTACACGATTTCCTCGGTAACCTCTGCATTCGTTTCCAAGCAACTTGCCGTGCCATGCCTGTCCATCGAACGTAAAAATTATATCACAGTCTTCGTGTCTTGTCCAGTCCAAATGGTAGTTTTCGATTATCGCTTCAGTATCAGAGATGTACCGAATCTTGTGCCTCTTACGACGATACGGGTCATCAGGTCCATTCACTCTTTTATAGTTCATAGACTCATACCCATCATCAACTTTCTTCCATACAATTTCTACGGAAGCAAAACTGGTTGGGTTTGATTGTGCTTGATAACGATTCGTCCAATGACCAAGTAGATAATCTTCAATATTCATATTCAATCAATCATCATAAACTAAACATTCTGGTTCGGATGGATTAGCATCACAATACAATTCTAAAGCATTGGGGTCGTGATGGTCTTCTGGATGTCTTTCGTGATATGCTTCTAATTCTTCCAATTCTCCCTCAATGTGTCTGCGTTGCTGAGGAGAAATTGTTGGGTCTTGAAGGATATCTTTATCCTTCTCGATATGTTGTTCGATACTGTCCATAGTACCTCCTGTTACAGTATTATTTATTGGACCGAATCTTTTAGTAATAACAACTCAGTTTCCATATTGTTGTTTACAATTTTATGAGTTAGTCCAGCAATAATATAGCGACCGCTATACTTTCTGTCAACCTTTGTAGTTTCTCCAGACTTAGCAGTTGATGGAATTGTTACGTTAATTCCATATCCAGCATAAAGGTCTAGATTACCAGGGATAACAATTTGTAGTTTTACATTCTTAATGGATTCAATTCGCATCCATTGATATGCTTGAAGTTCTACAAGTTGCTCATAATTTTTCTGAGGACTATTACTATTCTCAGGGTCGAAAATTTGATTCGGCATAATAGTATAGCGCACTCTCTTCGGATAGTCAATCATTGCTTGAATTCCCGTATCCATTGTTGTAATTGGATTGGTTTTCTTATTGCCTTTCAAGTGCTCCATCTTATTCCAAATTTCTTTGATTGAATATCGGTATGCGTCTACAGATAAATCTGTACTCTGACCCATCTTAGAATCAGAAATTGTAACGGGATTAAATCCGATACTAAATCCAGACCAAGTTCCATGTCGTAATCCCATCAAAAAATTTCTTTCTTCTGGAAAAACAACGGAATTAATTTTGAACTGGTCTTCTGCCTGATTTTCACTTGTTTTTTTAGGAGTATAAGTGTAATTATACAGACGCGCTGTTCCGTCAGTAGGGTTTGTTGCTTTATCTGGTTCTTGAGAATTAATGTTCTCAATAAGTTTGTCAAGTGACTTAAAGTGATAACCTAAACTATTCTCAAAGAAAACATATCCGCTTTGCAAGTTCTTTCCTGGGGATTTTTCTCTGATAGAGCGATTGCACATCCAGTATATACAATCAAAGGGTCTCCAATTTGGAGAAATAAATTTATGTGTATTAAGAGTATCCTCAACAAAAACTTTCTTTTTAGAACCAAGATATTTGGAATTTTTAATTAATTTTGTGACAATGGTTTTTGAAGATGTGTCATTGTCAAAAATAACTTCAGTATTACCAAAAACGTTTGATACTTCATTCTTAATATATTCATCCGATGCCAGATTTATCATGTAAACATCACTATTCTGATTAGTTCTTGAACGAGACTCGATATTGTATGCTCGCATGTAGTAGGTATTATCATATACACTACCAGTGATTTGAATTTTAAATAACTCAGAACCAGTAAATGATGCGATTAATCCTGCGTTATCTTGAAAGACAATCCTTGCTTCTAAAGTAGCGGAAGTAACACTTTCGTATACTTCAACTGCTCTAACAAATTCGTATAAATCTGTAGCACCCTCAGCATTCTTAACGACTTGCCCATTACGGTAGACGCTTATATTTACAGATACTTCACCAGTTTCAAATCTTTGTAATGTCATTTGAGGATACCCTTGAGTGGATTGTTAAAAGAATTTAATATTGAAGCAGTAGTTTTAATTATACTACCACCACCATCACCACCAGCAATCATTGGAGGAGTTGCTTGACCTTGTTGAGACATTGCTTGTACTTGTTGAACAGCAGTTTGTACCATTTGGCCCACACTTGCATTGTTTTGAGTAACAGCAGCAACAACTGTTCTCATTGCTTCATTTGTACTGCCAACCATTTGTTGTCTAGCATTATTACGTTGCTCGGTTGCTTGTGCCAAAGAAGCAGAAGAAGTCGTCGAGTAATCTTTATATCCAAGTTCAGTATAACTTCTATAGTCAGAACCTCTAGTAGAGTGAGTGCCTAAAAGATCACTTAATGGCATTAGTTTTGCTGCTTCTGCAGTAGGACCACCGTTAAGTTGACCACCAGGACCAGCACTGCTAAAACCTCCACTACTGGTAGAACCATGACCACCAGATGTTGTGTCTCCTCCTCCCCTCAATGCTGCCATAACTGCAGCATCAGTTTCATGAGTAAGACCAATCCAAGTTCCCTTAAGTCTAGCAGCAGTATTGAGACCACTAGTTTTAATGAGTCCGATTGCTAATTTATTTTGAGTTGACTCGTTAAATGGGTCGGACTTCTTAACACCTTCAACACCTGCATCTACAAGACTCTTCAGAGTAGGACCAATAAATTGATATCTACCTACAGCATGTAATTTACCCTTCCTAATCCATTCTGCATTGGACATTGAACCTGCCCAACCAGACTGAAGTTCCATAACCTGACCAACAGTAAGACTGGTAAGTTTCTTACCGCCATGCTGAGACATTTTACTGAAAGGACCAGAATATCCCTCAACACCATGACCCCCTTTAGTGCCAATCTGGTTGACAGCATCATATCCACCAGATGAATCGGATTCTCTACTACCAATTAAATCAAGGAGTTTTCCATATCCATGAGCAGCATGACTTTGTTGTGCGGGAGTTTCATCAGTTCCCGTAGAACCGTCTCTACCACCAGAACTAGGAGAACTGGGAGCATTAGCTCCTCTTCTATCAAGGTCCCAACGATTCCCAGTAACTGCATCAGCAAGTCCTGTCATCCAACGCCATCCACCTTGAGGTAAAGAACTATCGTCATGAGTACCTGCTTCTGGGGTAGATTTACCCTTGAATACATTCATATGACGTTTAATTTTTTTCCTAATCTTATCTGGTCCAGTGCCAGGTGCATCTGACGGGAATAGTTGTTTTAAATCCCAACGGTAATGTGAGGGTTTGTAATACCAATCTCTATGGTCTCTATATTCTTCGTAGTGAGTACGTACTCTCTTATCGGTAATATCACCTGGTTTCCATCCCCAATTAGTAGCAAGTGCTGCTGCTTCTTTCGCCATACCCTCCCATTGGGTATTTGTAATTGCTTCAGAACCCCAACTTCTAGCACCTTCACTGGCGGTGCTCATACCCGCTACACCGATACCAGCATTACTAGGACCATTTTGGTTGTAAGTATGCCATGGCCAATCAGAACCATACTTGGACACGCTGTGAGGTTTTCCACTAGCTCCAATATAAGTTTGATAACCATAGTCACCATATGGAGT